CGCGCCCGCGCCGCGGCGTCGTGTACGTCGCGTGCTCGCTGTCGGTCAGGTCGCGCGCGTTCAGCTCTTGATCCCAGCGGCCTCGATAGAAGTAGATTTCGCCGAGAACATCAGGGAATACCCGCGGGTCGCCGTCGCCGTCCGGGATCTCGAGCAGCCCATCGGAGATCGCGTCGTAGCTGAGGTGCGAGGATCCGTCGGTGGTGCCAACGATTGGAGGCCCGAACAGCTCGACCTTCTTGTCGCCGACGTAGAACGCCACCAGCGACGCGCCGCCGGTCGTGGCCGCGAGCGCGCTGTTGCCGCGGCACACGGTCAGGCGCATCGCGATGAAGTAGTCGTCGGCGATCTTGTTGCCATCGACGGTGATCGGCTCGGCCATGAAGTCGCCGACCCGGGCGACGATCGGCGAGCGAACGCGGACGGTCCCGTACACCAGGGGCAGCGTCGAGCCGTCGGCGTCGCGCGGGATGTTGGCGTCCTCGGCGGTGCGCTGCCTCTCGCGCGCGCCGTCGTCCTGGCGTGGCGCGAAGCGGCTCAGGATCGGGAGCGAGAACATCCCCGAGCGCACGAGGTCATACCAGGCCATGGTCAGTCCTTCCGCACGTAGCGGATGTTCAACGTGAACGGGTTGGAACCCGGCATCGACGGCTCGCCGCCGAAGTTCACCGCGTTGGAGAACTTCGACTGGCAGTCGCCCGACACCAGGATCGTCCCCACGAAGTCGGTGTAGAAGCGGTGCGTGTGGTCGCAGCCGGCGAACAGGGTCACGCTGTCGCCGGCGGTCAGCGTCGGGAACGGGTCGTTGATCGTCAGCGTGGTGCCGACCTGCCGGTAGACGATGCGGCGCTCTCCATCGCTCACGCGCAGGATCTCGGCGCCCTTGGCGAACCAGTCGTCAGGCTGGCCGCCGACGCTGGCGACGACGATCGTGGTGCCTCCGCCGCCCACTGACGACACGGTGGTCGCCAGGTCCCAATCGGTCGCGGTCAGCTTGCAGCGGGCGTCGTAGAGGCGGTGAGGACAGCGCCACGACGCCGCGAGGCCGGGGATCTGGCGGCGCAGCCACGCGCCCAGCTTCGACAGCGTGCGCACCGTCGCGAGCGCGCCGCGCGCCTCGATGGCAACCACCTCGCCGTCCCAGATCGTCGTCGTCTCGCCGCTGTTGGCCTGCTGGCGGTAGATGCGGAGCCGCAGCGACCGCGGCGGCGCCGCGAACGCGAACGCCACGACGACCGTCTCGGAGGCGCGCAGCGTGACCGTCAGCGATCCCTCGCCGCCCGAGGTGGGGTGCTCAAGCGCCGACCGCCTCAGCCCCGGCGCGGGCGTGTAGCTGTTGCCGCCGTACGTGACCGCGGTCGCGCCGCTGGTGTAGCGGTAGCTGGCCGTCGGTCCCGTGAAGTCGTACAGCTCGGTGACGTCGCCGTCGGCGGTCGAGGCTTCGTCGTCGAGGTAGGCCACGCCGACACGCTACGCGCGCGGCCGGCGGGATCCCTAGTTCGCGGTCAGCTCGGCGACGGTGGCAGCGACCGAGGCCGAGCAGGTTCCACGCGTGACCGAAACGGAGGCAGTCATCGCCTCGGGATCGAACGTCACGGACCAGACGGTCAGGCCGTCGTTGACGGGGCACGTCATCTGGTTGCCGTCGAAGCTACACGGCGAGCTTCCCGTCAGGGCCGAGTCCGAGGCGCATGTGCACGTTGCCGGGTCGCTGTGGTTGCGGATGTTCATCGTGAACGGCGCCGCGGGCGGAACTCCGACGAGGTTCCCGCACTGCGCGTCGCCCATCGCGGTGCCTGCCACGCCGGTCAGCTGCATCGACTCGGGCAGCTCGGCAGGGTCCGAGCAGGCGGCCAGGAGGATCGCGATCGGGGCCAGGCGGGCGAGCATGGCTCACAGGGTGGTGGCCCAACCGCCCGCCGTCAAGTCTCACCCCTCCAGTGTGATCAGCCTGCCACCCGCACCAGCGGTAGCGTCACCCGCCCGATCCAGTCCCCGCGGTACTCGACCTGTACGTCGTCGGTGCCGAGCCGCACCGTCTCCAGCATCGACACCGTGCGCACCGAGCCGCCCGGGATCGAGCCCGGCAGCGCCGCGGTCAGCGTGGCCTGGCGGTACGCGCCGGCGTCGGTGATGCCGCTGATCGTACGGTACGTCGTCGACCCGTCGGCGAACTCGAGCTGGACGTGCGCGGCATGGCCGAGCGGCACCGTGTCGGCCAGCGACTCGGCCAGCCGCAGCGTGGTCGCGCCGCCCGCCGGCTGGGCCTGTAGCGTGGCGTCCGGTCGCCAGGTCGGCAGGAGCAGCGGCTTCCACCGCCCGCGCAGCGCCGCGAGCAGCACCTTCCATGTCTGCCGCTCGGCGGCGCCGCGGATTAGCCAGGTGCCGGCCCGGGACCGGGCGCCGCGCAGCCACGTCGAGCTCACCGCGACCGCGCCGCCGGCGTCATCCCAAACTCCCGCGCCCACCGCAACACTTCAGTCCTGGCCGTCTTCATAAGCCCGATGGCCGGGTGCTGGTACACATTCCCCTGGTCACTGATGGCAATCGCCCCCTCCCTCTCCGCGATCTCCTTCCCCTCCACGTATTGCGCCAGTGCCTCACATAGCATCGCTAACCCAACGACGTCCACCTCTGTCAACAATCCGGCAGCGTGCAGGCGCGGTGCCACGCGCCGCCAATGCTTCTTCGCCTCCAACGACAACCACTGCGGCGCACTCGGAACCCGCTCCCGCGCCCCCGGCCGCGGCTCCCCATGATTCAGCCGCCGCTTACCCGGGTTTCCCTGTAACTGTCTCAGTGCTGTTGGCTTCGCCGCCGGCCCACGTGCTCCCATCATCCACCTCTCACTGACCTACTGACCCACTGACCTACTGCTTACTGACTACTTCCTCGTCCACCACATCGTCCGCCCCGCCCGCACCGGGTCCACCCGCTCCACCGGCAAACACCGGCAGTTGTAATGCCGAGGCCCCCGATACCTGCCCGCCGCCCCCGCCACCCCGATCAACTCCCACACCCGCTTGACCTCCTCCAGCACCGCCTCCCCAATCTCCGCGAGGGCCTCCACCAACGCCTCAGCCAGCGCCAGAACCCTCTTCGACAGCTCCTCCCGCGCCGCTGCCCACGTCCCCTCCGCCGGCCTACCCCACACCACCCACACCGCGCCTTCTCGCTCCAACTCCTCCAACCACGCATCCCTCACCCGCTCATCGTCAAACCCAATCACTGGCATAACTCACCTCGAATCCCAAACGCATCCAGGTACCGTTGCAATGTCACCCCAACATACCCCCGCTCCACCTCCACCCCCCAACAACGGCGGCCGCCATTCTCCGCCGCCACCAACGTCGTCCCCGAACCACAAAACGGCTCATACACATCGCCGCGGTGGTTGGCCAATGGCCGCGCCATTGCCTCCACTGGCTTCTGCGTCGAGTGGCCACCCTCCACCGACTCATCGCCGGCCATCTCCCACACCGTCGACTGCCGGCGGTCGCCAATCCATCCCGCCGTGGCCCCGGCCCTCACCGCGTACCAGGCCACCTCGTGCTGCCAATGGTAATGCCCCCGACTGATCACGATCCTCGGCTTCACCCACACAATCTGGCTCCGCAGCTCGAACCCCACCGCCTCCAACGACCGCGCCACCGACACCGCGTGCAGCGAACCATGCCACACATACGCCACGTCGCCCGGAAACAGCGCCCAAGCCTGCCGCCAGTCCGACCGCTCATCCCCCGTCACCGCCCCCAACCGATAATCCGCCTCCGGGTCAATCGACTCCTGTCGCCACGATGGATCGTACTCGACCCCATATGGCGGGTCGGTGATCATCAGTCCCGGCCGCGCCCCATCGAGCAAGCGCTCCACCAACCGCCTGTCTCGGCAATCCCCACAGGCCAACCGATGCGCCCCGGCCGCGCGCCTCGACGGCAATTCCCACACCTGGCCAGCCTCAACCCTCCACTCGTCCGCCAACTCCGCGGCCCTATCTACCTGCGCCGGCGCATCCCCCTGGCCCGCCGGCGTCCCGCCAACCGCCCCGCCCAGCAGCTCCTCCAACTCCCCCGCCTCGAAGCCGGTAAAAATGTCACCCGGCAACGACTCGATCAACATTCCCAGCACGTCCACATCCCAGCCGCTCAACTCCCCCGTCCGGTTGTCAGCAATCCCATAGCCTGCTGCCGTGGCCGGGTCATCCTCGACCCACAACACGGCGACGTGGCTCCACCCCAGTTGCTTCGCTGCCCGCAGAGTCCCGTTCCCCTTCTCCACCTTGCCATTCTGGGCCCGGTTCGCCACCAGTGGCGTCCGTTGTCCGTACTGCGCCAACGACGCCGCTATCCGGTCGACCGCATGCCCCGTCCTGGCATTGGCCGGGTCCTCGTGCAACTGCTCCACCGGCACCGCCAGCCCGCGCAGCCCCTCCGCAATCCACTCCAGCTCCCTCTTTTCATCCTTCATCCTTCATCCCTCATCCTTTCTAAAAGCCCCTCAGAAGACACTCGATTGACCGTTGGCTTCGGCCGCGTTCTGAGTAGGATGTCAATCATGAACACCAACCAACACCCCCAACTAACCCGCCGCATCGCCGGCCACGACATCACCCTCACCGCCGGCTGCTGGTACATCGCCTCCCGCCCCATGGCCACCCGCGGCCGCACCACCTACCCGGTCACGATCTGCGACGACACCAACGCCGCCATCCTGACAATCCCCAACCTCACCTACGACGCCGCCAACGACCTCATCAACGCCTTCAACGCCGGCGCGATCAGCTTCGACGGCCGCACCTGGTAACGCAACCCCCAAGGAGACCCCATCATGAACAACAGCTACCTGCTCGACCACCTTCGCCCCACCACCCTCGCCCAGCTCATCGCCGAGCTGCTCAACGACCACGCCGACGAGGACTCCACCGGCGAATTCACCTTCCACACCGAGGCCGCCAAAGCCGCCTACGTTGAACTCCTCGACGCCGGCTACCGCCTCCTCCCCGAAGAAGAGTTCTGGCCCATGATCGAAACCGCCCTCGCCCACGTCGACTAACCCACCCGACCCCTATACGGAGACCCAACCATGACCAACAACCACCTGACCCACGCCGACCGCGACGAACTCCGCGACACCCTGACCGAGGCCCAAGACCTCCTCAACCAGGCCATCCGCCACATCGAGACCTACGTCAACGCCACCGGCGACAGCAACGCCGAAGCCTACCTCCTCGACCACTTGAGAATCTTCGCCGGCCGCGACCACGGCTACCTCTCGCGCGACCTCAACATCGACGACCTCATCGAGCGCCTCGACGACCGCGAACCGGCCGACGACGACAGCGACCCGACGACGACAGCGACGATGACGGCTACCCCTACTCCTCCATCGACGCCGACACCCCCACCGACGCCAACGGCCACTACTGGAGCGAGAGCCTCAACCGCTACGTCACCATCCCCACCGACGAAGACTAGCCCTTTCCTCACCCCTCCCCCTCCCCAGCCGGCTCCCCGCCGGCTTCTCCTCTTC